TTTTGTTACTTTTTTTGTTGCTTTTTTTAGTTTTTTAAATATCTTCAAATTTTCTTTTTGAACTGTATCCTTATTTGTAAGAGGCATAGTATTACTATCTATAATATTATAATATTATAATATTGATGATACTCATCATTTCCCGTATTTCGGAATTTTCATTTCCATTTTCGGGAAAGGTTTTAGTCCTTTGAAACTATAGCATGTTTTAACAACCTTGGGCATCGCATATTCATATAATTTTGGTGCAGTGCAATAAGATTTGATTTCTCTTAATTTTTTCCTATTATTAGGTATGTTGAAAGGATAACCCAACGCTTTGCCCAACCATTGACTTGGCCATAAAATAACGATTAGTAATACATCAAACACTATAAATAAAAAAAATTCCATAAATAGATGTAATAAATAAAAACAGAAACAGAATGGAAAGGAAATCACAACTTTAATACCTTCTGTTACTGCGATGCCAATCCATTTGAAAACATCGCCAATATAAGACAATAGACATGCAAAAAATTCAACAACATCAAGAATAAAATTAATAGGTTTTATTATAAAATCAAACATTCCCATTATCTGTAGATTAGTCTATATTATATATGGAAATTATAATATAGAATTCTTATTTGAACATTTTGATAACACCCTCCATCCTCTCAATAAGCGGTTCCAATGATTTTAGACCCTCAATTGTTTTCAATGTTTCAGGGTCACTCATTTGTTTTAAAGCTTCCTTGTATTCTTCTGGTAATTGCTCGGTCTTTTTACTTTTAGTTTCCTTATCCTTGGTCGTATCTGTATCCTTGGTCGTATCCTTGGTCGTATCTGTATCCTTGGTCTTATCTGTATCCTTGGTCGTATCTGTATCCTTGGTCGTATCGGTATTCTCGTCTACACCTTCGTCTTCATCTACACCTTCTTCAAAACCTTCTTTCAGAATGATGCCTCTACCAAGATGATAAATATTGGTTATTGCTAAAGCGACAATTAAAATAACGGTCATATTTTTAGAGAACATAGAAGTAATATAAGCAACTATAATGAAAATAATAACATTACTATGTGCACCAGTTGAAACCAAATACAATAAATCAGTAATTACAGCAAATAATACAACATATAATAGCAATACATTGTTTAGTATTTTTTTCGAGTTCTGGTTTAATAAACGCGCCTGTGCATTTTTCAATCCTTGTGATATCCTACTTTTCGTCATTATATATATATAGTTTTGATATAATTTTTTCAAATACAAAATTATATCAAAACCGAGTGTAAAATAACCATCTTTTTTCTAAACTAAAACGAGTTTGGTTAGTCGTAACACAATAAATTAAAATGACTTAAATGAAAACTGTTAAATTATATTAGTAAAATCTTATATCGTATATTACTATATATCTTTAGGAATGACTGATAATACCGATGAACCAATTTTACGCGAATCAAAGGATAGATACACTCTGTTCCCAATTGAGCATCAGGATATTTATGATATGTACAAGCGACATGTAGATTCATTTTGGAGAGCAGAAGAAGTGGACCTATCAAAAGACCTGGGTGACTGGGATAAATTAAATAAAGATGAAAAACATTTCATCAGCATGACCCTGGCATTCTTTGCTGGTAGTGATGGAATCGTAATGGAAAATATTTCGTCTAATTTTTTGAATAATGTTCAATTATCTGAAGCGCGTAATTTCTATGCTTTCCAGGGAGCAATGGAGGCAATTCACTCCGAAATGTATTCTATTTTGATTGATACATACATTAGAGATAAGGCAGAGAAAGGAAGATTATTCAAGGCAATTGAGAATTTTCCTTGTATAGCAGAGAAAGCTTCATGGGCAGAGAAATGGATGGGAGATGAAAGTGCTTCGTTTGCATCGCGTTTAATTGCGTTCGCGTGCGTAGAAGGTATTTTCTTCAGTAGTAGTTTTGCATCAATTTACTGGATCAAGAAGCGCGGACTGATGCCTGGACTAACTTTATCAAATGAATTCATTTCGCGAGATGAGGCTCTACATACAGAATTCGCGATCCTTATGTATAGTAAATTGGTAAATCGAGTAGATAAAGACGTTGCTATGGGTATTATTCGCGACGCAACCGAGATAGAAAAACACTTTATAACCGATTCACTTCCTTGTCGACTTATTGGAATGAACGCCAAGTTAATGACTCAGTATATAGAGTTTGTTGCAGACCGATTATCGGTTCAATTGGGATACGATAAGTTGTATAATTCTCGTAACCCGTTCGATTTTATGGAATTGATTAGTGTTGAAACTAAAACGAATTTCTTTGAACGTTTCAATTCGGAGTATTCTATGTCAAATTGTACAAAGGATGATTCAACATTCGATTTAACTGCTGATTTTTAAGCACTTAATTATAATGATTTATAAATCATTATTGTTCATTGATAACCTAGTAATACTATAAATATCTAATACTGTTTCATTCTGTATATCATAAAATGTATTATTCATGGGTTTTGACTGTAACCGAAAATTGTCAAGTAGCATTACTTGTGATGTGAATAAACTAAATAAAAATGGCATCATAAAGAACATGGGTGATACTTATATACAAAATTATTTTTTATATAAGTTTTATTTTTTATAACGGTGGTATATTTCTACGGCAGCTAAACCTCCCAATATTTGTGACGCGACATAAGGAACCAGTAATTCAGTTTCCAATTGTTTTAAGGATACCATTGCGAATGATACCGCCGGATTGACATGTCCTCCCGAAATAGATGATGTTAGTAATATTATCAAGGTCAGTGCAGCACCAATCATTATTGGGTTTCCTGTGACTAGAATAACCATTACGAGAGCAAAAGTTCCCAAAAATTCTGCTAGATATTTATAAAAATTCATAATATAATTTATATATAGTATGAATTTATATTATTAACGGCGGGCGCGTCCCATAGGAACAAACGATGCATTATGTTGATCACCACCGAATGATGAATCATTATAATTTCGATTCATTGCTGCTTGTTTCTTATATGTAATATAATCTGATGAGTCAGGAACAAATTTTACATTAGTACTTGAAGCAGGAACACCAGAACCATCACTATTATCAGGAACAGAACCTCCTAGACCTTTAGTACCAGCCTTCAATGTTTTTACTGTATTTGGTCCTCCACTTGAGTAGTTAATACGCCCAAGAAAATCACCTAAATTATTTACCGCACGGAAAGGACCGATCACTCGTTTATTTCCTGCGAATGTTCCTGTAGCATATGGTGTATTCCACGCACGTCGTAATACTCCGCGGGTTGCTGCATCTTCACTGCTTCTAAAACTGGTTGTAGTTTGTTTGGTAGAAACACCTGATTTTCCACCTCCAAGAGTAGTTGGATCTATAATTGCGCCAGACATGATGGGTATATACTTAATTAAGATAATTAAATTGTATATATATATATTAGAATGTCGTCGAATATTTCGTCATCAGAAGAAGAATTAATTGATACTGATACACCATCTGACGCTACACTGAGTTCGCCAATAACAGCATCACTTGCATCTACGAATACACCCTCGTCAATTTCCAGTATAGATTTAGAGAACCCAAAAGACAGAGTACCGTTTAAGGAACGTATTTCAGAACTGAATAAACTCATAAACGATGAAACAATAGTCAGTTATGACTCTGATTGTTTAAGAAAACGAATGAACTGGTCTAAAACGAAAAACGAACATAATTTAATAGATAATATAGACATTGTTAATCCTCAACTTATTCTAGACGATTTACGAACAAATTCACCGAAATTATACACATTAATGAAAAAAATCGAAGCTCTAGACGAGAGTGATTTGAAAAACGAGGGAACATTATATAAACATATGATTTTTACAGACATGAAAACTAGTTCCTATGGCGTTAAAATAATTGGTTCAATATTATCTGCTAAAGGTTTAAAACACGGGTATAAAGCAACAAAAAATGAGGAATATGACCAGAAAGACCCAGTAAAAAAGAAAGAGCAAAAATTTAATACGATACAAATGTTATCTAACGAGGAACTTCAAAAAAATAAATTTAATAATTTTTATATTTTGTCATCGGTCAATATATTTGACCAACCACTTAATGTTACTACCAAAAAAAGTATTTTAGACAGATACAATGAAAGACCCGATAATATTTACGGAAAGAATGTTCGTTTTATTATCATGGATAGTGGTTTCAAAGAAGGTATAGATTTATATGATATCAAATACATACATATTTTCGAACCACAAACGACAAATGCTGATCAGAAACAGGTTATTGGAAGAGGCACTAGGACTTGTGGTCAAAAAGGATTACGATTTCATCCAACAAAGGGTTGGCCATTACACGTAAATATTTATGATATGAGTATACCCGAAGAAGTACAGGAGCATTTTAGTGGAATGGAGAACACATTTGATTTATATATGAAATCATTAAATTTGGATATACGTCTATTTAATTTTGTAAATGATATTGAAGAAGCCACCATCAATGGTTCGGTTGATTATGATTTAAATAAGAATATACATACATTTTCAATTACAGGTGGTGCTAAAAAACCGAAATCTTACTCTCTTCCTGACATTGATGATATGAACCTGGAAATCGGTTTCGCAATGGCGGAGAAACTGCTAGAACATCGTCTTCGTATGGAACCCAAACCAGAATTATCTCGCGACGATATGCGGACATATATCAATAAAAACTTTTCGAAATATAAGTGGGATAAAGCGAAAATGGAGAACCTATGTTCCACCCAACAAGGCGGGAGTGATTTACTAACATATACTCCAACACAGGGATTTATAAAGGATTATTTTACACCTCAAGCAAATACGAAAGGAATGATTTTATGGCATTCTACCGGTTCCGGTAAAACGTGTAGTGCGATAGCGACGGCATCCAATGAATTTGAGAAACAGGGGTATACTATATTATGGGTTACGAGAACGACATTAAAAAATGATATTTGGAAAAACATGTTCGGTATGGTTTGTAATGAAGTATTACGTTCCAAAATCGATAATGAAGGTTTGGTTATACCATCACAACAACCGAAACGTATGAAATTATTATCCGACTCCTGGCGTATACGACCAATGTCGTATAAACAGTTCAGTAATCTGGTCAGTAAAAAGAATAATAATTACGAACGACTTATAAAGATTAACGGAGAACACGACCCTTTAAAAAAGACCCTTATTATTGTCGATGAAGCACATAAATTATATGGCGGTGGTGGTGATTTATCTGCGAATGAACAACCGGATATGAAAGCTTTTCATAAATCTCTGATGAACTCATATGAAGTATCTGGTAAAGACTCTGTAAAATTATTACTTATGACCGCCACACCAATTACAACTGACCCAATGGAAATTATTAAATTAATTAATTTATGTAAACCAATAGATAGTCAATTACCAGTTCACTTTGATGACTTCACGAAAAAATATTTGAACCCGGATACTATAAAGTTTACACCGACTGGTTTGAAAAGATATTATGATGATATTACAGGAGTGGTTAGTTACTTGAATCGCGAAAAAGATGCCCGTCAGTTTGCGCAACCTATTATACACCATATTAATACACCATTGGTTGATATACAGGATGTATATGATTATGACCTTCGTATTTTAAGGAGTCAAGCTAAATTGGATATAGCACCTCTCAAAGAACGAATTGATAAGATTATGAATATTATTAAAGGTGAGCTCGAGGATCTAGATCCGAATAAGTTCAAATCATTTCAAGATTTATGTAAGAATAATCCATATATACAGGTAAATGAAAAACTGGCCGAACAATACGCAAAAAAATGTAATAATGTAACCAAGAAGCATATGCGTAATGTATCGGATAATACAAAGCGACATATACAAAAAATAAGAGGTATTATAAAGGAATTACGTAATGACATTAAACAAATCAATGATACTAAAAAAATAAATACCGACGAAATAAAACAAATTATGGAGAACAATCCGGAAAAATGGAAGAAATTTAAAGATAGCGCCTATTATAATTTACGTTATAAATGTGGAAAAAATATTAAATCAAATATATCATTCGATGAAATGGTAAAAACACATATGGATATAATACCGTATTTGGAAGCAATACATGATTCTGATGAAAAAATAAAGGAATTGAGGGAAACATTGACTGTTAAAATTGACTCGTATAAAACCAAAGTAAATGAACTAAAAGATATGATTCAAAAAGATAATCTAAACGAATTGGAGAAACGTGTGGTGAGATCTACTATAAAGGAATACCGTAAAATAAACAGTAAGCTTACTCGTGTAGCCCGTAACTCAACCAAAAAAGCGATAAGAATCGTTGATAAAGAAAAAGACGAATACATTAAGAAAAAGAATAAAACTGTGAAAAACTTGAAACTTAAATTAAGAGATGAAATGAAACGAGAAAAACGCGCTGAAAATGACTTTTTAAAACATACTAAGCAGATAAAAAAAATACTAAGAAAAACTGATGAATATGATGACGAAATAAACCACGATTTATTGAGAGAAGTTGTTGATAATGAGAAGAAACTTCTAGAAAAAAGCATTGACACTATTAATGTTGAATTTGAGAAGAAGATATTGAAAGAACAGGAAAAGAACGAGAAGAAGATATTGAAAGAACAGGAAAAGAACGAGAAGAAGATATTG